CCTTGGTGATCCCGGAGACCGTGCCGGTGAAGGTCGGGTTGGCCGTCGGCGCCTTGGCCGCGAGATCCGCTACCAGACCGGTGATCTGGCTCTCCGCCAGCGTGACCGGATCGGAGCCGCCGCCGGAGGCGTGTGACGCCGCGTGCGCAATGGGCGTACGCGCGTCGGAAAGACGCGAGTCGTTACCCTGTGCTGCCGTGCCCACCCCAGAGCCGTACGTCACAGCGAGGGAGCGGTTCGCGGACAGGTCTCCGCCGCCGGAGAGCCCGGTCCCCGCGCTGATGGTCGTAGCCTTGTCTGCCTTGGCCGCGAGAGAAGCCACGAGCCCGGTGATCTGGGCGGTCGCGTAGTCCCCGGTCTGTGCGACCACGTGTCCGGTCCGGCCGAAGACGTCCAGCACGTCTCCGCCGCCCCCTCCGCCGCCGGTCACGGGCGGGAGCGGGTAGACGACCACGAACGGGCCCAGGTCGGTCGGATACGGGATCTCCACGCCGATGTCAGCCAGGTCGTACGTCTGGTCGTCGCCCCCGGTCCCGGGGAAGGCCACGATCCAAGCCATCTTCCGCCCAGTGGAGAAGATCGCCCGAACCAAGTAGCTCCAGTCGTTCGGGAGCCACTGCGGGTCGTTGTTGACGGGCAACTCCTCCGCCATGGTGCCCTCGGAGGTATCGATCCTCTCCTCCAGCCGGGGAACGATCACGTTGTCCGTCTGTGAGGTGAGCGCGTTCGGAGAACTGATGTAGACGACCGCCTCCAGGCTGTCCCCGTTCTCCCACTGGCGGAAGTCCGCCGTCAGCAGCGCCAGCTGCATCGTGTCCGGCCAAGTAGCCATCAGAGCGCACCTTCCTGTCCAACATTAGCATCGGCCGCGAGGCGCGCCGCTCCCGCGTCCAGCGCGGCAGTCTGGGCCGCCGCCATCCGGGTCCCCAGGTCCTCCGGGAACTGGAAGCCCAGCTTCTCGGAGAGGTACTGCCGCGCGTACTCCGGGTCAATCACCTGGGCCTCCACCAAGGTCTTCATCTCAGCGATGACGGCTTCGCGGTCCAGCGGAAGCGCGTCCCCGAACGCGGCGGACACCACGACGCCGGTTGCCTGCCGGCCTTCGTAGGCCGGCGCCCACCCGTTCAGCAGGTCGTTCATGAACTGGTCCAGCGTGCCCTTGAGCCCTACCTCCCGTTCCTTGTTGCCGGCGATCACGGGCGCCATCTTGATAGCCAGCGCGATCCCGCTCTGCGCCACCTGGACGTCCACCTCTCCCACAGCGATGTCCGGCGTGCCGGAGGTCTGCTGCGCGAGGGATCCCAACTCGTGCACGTGGTCCAGCATCGGCTGGATCGTCGTCACGCCGTCCACCCGGCCGAACTTCTTACCGGCGCTGAGCTCCATGACCGACGCGGGGGCGATCACCCACTCGGTCTCGTTCCCCTGCGCGTCCCGGGGAGATCCCGAGTCCGTCCAGTAGACACCGAGACCAGTCAGCGCCACCGTCATGTCCTCGTCGGACATGTTCTGCGTGATGCCAGCCAGGATCGTCTCTATGCCCTGCAGCATGGAGTACCCGAAGCGGTCCGTCCGGGTGTTCTGGAAGTGGTAGAGCGGGATTGCTTGGATCTGAGCCGGGAGCGGGTAGCCCACTGCGGCCAACGCGGCCACCGGCGTCTCCACGATCCAGTCCGGCGAGGGGGCCGGCTTGAGGTCCGCCACGGTGAGCGGGAAACGATCGTCCCAACCGTCTTGCTCCCAGTAGGTGACCCGGTAAAACACCTGGCCGATCGGGGTAGACAGCGCGGCAGCCTGTTCCTGGTTGAGGACCCTCCAGTACTCCTCCCGGCGGGCCACGGTGGTCTGCGCGTCGGCGGAAGTCAGCAGCGTGATCACGTAGGCGCCCACCGTCCGCTCCGCGTCCACCGCATCGGAGATTGGGAAGTACTGGGCCGCGTCCAGCTGGGTGATCCGGAGCCGCGTCCCCTCCGCCTTCGACGGGTCAGCGGAGATCTGCAGCAGCGCGTCTCCGCGCCGGAGCATCACCCGCTTGCTCTCCATGAACTTGGAGTTGAACTCCTCCCGCTTGAACTGGGCGTCCAGCCAGTCCATCACCTCCACAATCACCTCGGGGTTCACCGTGGGAGAGGTAGCCGGTACCGAAGCCGTCCACGTCAGGTCCTTGGCGAGGTAGCGGTTCGTCGCCTCTACCAGAGCCCGGCCGAACGGGATGTAGCGCCGGCTCTTCGGATCGTCATCCGCCCGGAGAAGCGCGGCGAACGCCTCCGCAATGTTGTTGTAGATGTCGTCGTAAGTCCAGTACGCCGTGACGCGGTCCGCGTCTTCGGTGTTCTTGATGTACGACGGCCGGGGACGGCCAAGCGCGAGTGCGGTTGCGTAGGGCGACGTTTCTGACACGCTCCCTGCCTCCTAACGGTTCTGGCGGGCTCGAGTCTGGCGCGTCTGGGAGTAGGGTGAACCTAGCATCCCGCTGAATAGCCGGCCGAGCGCCTCTGGGGTATGGTCGTCTTTCTTCAATGGGTTCTCCGGAGCGCTTCGGCCTCTGTCCCCAGCCTTCTCCGCCGTCTCCCCGTAACGGTAGTCGTTCCACTCGCGTATGGTGTTCACGCAGTGCCGATTGACCGTGAGCGCCGGCCCGTTCGGGGTCGCGTTCAGCTTGAGCTTCCGGCGGAACCACTCCAGCCGCTCCTGGATCGTGAGCGCCCCCGGGCCGATGGAGCGGACCTTGAATAGCTTCTCCAGTGTCCGCGTCCGGTCCGGCTCCGCTGGGTCCGGGTAGAACCCCCGCAGCGTCACGGGCACCATCGAGCGGCTCAGGATCTCCTCTGCTGCTTCGTCGGTCGTCTTCCCCGTTTCGTAGTACTCGTCCACCACGTGGAACTGGTCCCCGTGCGGAGAGACCTGGACCAGCAGCCACACGAAGGGGTTGGTGAAGCCGTAGTCGGCGCAAGCGTAGGTCTCCCACTCGTGCCGGAAGCCTACGTCGGTAACGTGGATCTCGTCGTCGAAGTCCTTGAACACCCGGCCCACGTACTCCGTGAACATGGCCGCAATCTCTTGGTTGAACAGTTCCGCAGACATGTCCAGCCACATCGCCCAGATCTCTGGGTTGATCCCCCGGGGCGAGACTCCCCCGAAGGCGTCCGTGACCATCTGTAGCTGTTCCTTGGCCTCCCGAAAGCGCCCGTACCGCTGGGCCTCCGCCAGCAGCTTCAGGAGGCGCTCGTTAGCCCCGCCCGGGTACACGTAGGGGTTGGCCCAGGCCGGGAAGCGCCAGGAGGCCCAGTCGGTCCGCTCCGGGTCCTGTCCAATCATGTAGAGGTCGTAGAACCAGTTCTTCCCCTCCGGGGTAGAGCCGAACTGAGCCCACCCGTTGAAGTCCGCCAAGGTGGGTCGGATGTACTTGGTCCAGACGGACGGCTTCAGACCTTCTCCCACGAGCGTGTTCGGATACTTGGCGCTCATGGCGTGCACCACGAAGAGCCGGTTGAAGAGGCTGATGTGCATGTCCCCGGACTCGGGGTTGTTGTACGTCCCCGGGTGGTCGAAGTCGAACCCAAGGCGGTCCAACGCGGCGTACACCACGCGGAATTCCTTCTCTGCGTCGGAGTACTCCGGGCCCACGATCCAGAACTCCCGGCGGAGCCCGCGCGCCCGGAGGTCGTCCAGCTCGTACCAAGCGCGGAACGCCTCCGGGACGAGCCGGTGCGCGCCCATCTGGGACTTCCCCGCGCGCCGGCCCGCCGCCGCTACCTTGTTACGCGCTGGAGACAGGAGGACCTGTTCCTGCTTGTCGTACGGGGTCCAGCGCGTCTTGTCCCACACCTTGCGGAAGATGGCCTCAGGCGGCATCGGGGTGGTCAGTTGCTTGTTGGGGAGAAGGATCGTCACAGCGCCTTCCCCAGCGGGCAGGACCGAGACAACGTCATCGGGTGGTAGGACTTCTCCGTCAGCCGCTTGCACAGCTGGGCACGGCGCCAGTACCGACTCGCAAGCGGGTGATCCCTCGGGAGCCCGTTGGTCAGGCAAGTCTCGTAGTTGTCCATCGCTCGGTGGTAGTCCTCGCAGGGACAGCGTGGCGGCGCGCTCACCCTGGAGTCCGTCCGAGGATCGGCGGGATCTCCCGAGCCCGCTCCAGGACCTCTTCGAGGCCGGCTCCGACCCGCCACTCTCCGGTCGTCGTGTCCCACCACACGCCCACGACTGCAGTGTGCGGCGGAGCGAGCTCGCTCCAGCCCAGCAGGTGCATCCAGATGTACCCGCCCATCACCGGCCCGAAGAAGACGTACCGCTCGCACTCCAAGCAGGTCGACGGCGGGCGGTAGTCGTCCGGGGGAAGGTGGTACGGGACTCGTGCTTGCCGGCTGATGGCCAACTCCTCTGAGGTCACGATCGGGGCCTGGTAGTCGCTCAGCTCCGGCCGGTATTCCGGTAGCAGAGGCCCATACGGCTTCCCGGGCTTGGTGGTGTTCGTGCTCACTTGATTACCTCCGGATCTATGTCCGCATTGGCGTAGACCTCAAGCAGCAAGGTCCCCACGCCTTCCCCGGCCTCCGCCCGGTACAGCAGCTCACGAAGAGCGCTGTCCGGCAGCACCCAGTATCCCTCCGTCGCTGGCTCCGTCGCTGGCTCCGGCTCCGGCTCAGACACGATGCACCCCAGGCCGCGTCCAGTCCACGCCAAAGCCGACGCCCTGGCGCCAGGTCACGCTCTCCCCAAGCGGGACAGCAGCACAAGTCTCCGTCAGGCAGACATGCAGCAGAGAACCCGGCCCGTTCCTGCCGTCACCGTCGAACTCCTCTTGGGTACGGATCCGCATCACCGGTGGACAGGATCCGACCGGGATGACCCACCGGCCCGTCGGGGAGAGGCCATCCAGCCAGGCCACAACGGCCTTCCAGTCTCCGGTCCACGTCATCTTGCTCTCGATCACGTCAGTCATCGTCGTCCCCCAGCCAGCCCCGATTGATGTGCTGAGCGCCCACCTTCAAGAGGCCAAGAGCGCGGTGCGACGAGATCCCGCCGCCGGTCATCAGTACGTTGTACGCGGTTGTGTCGTCGGCGGCGTCGCCCTTCCCGATCACCGTCTCCGCCGCGACCACGACCCAGTCGCCCAGGACACCCTGGACGTCCCCGGGCCCCATATACGCCTTGGCCACCCTCTGGATGGCGTCCTCCATCGCTGCGTTGGCCGCGCTCTGTTCCGGCGTCACTGGTCCTCCTCCGTCCACAGCGCGCGGCCGTTGTCCGAAGGCGGTACGCAGACTAGTACGCGCCCGGTAGTGGTCCGAGAGCGGGTACCGGGATCCGTACAGGGATCTCCAGCCTTCTCGCGCTCCTGGTCGTACCGTGGCTCTGAGGGGGCCGGGGAAGCAGGCGGCGGATCCTCACCGTTGTTGGCCGCGCCGCAACCTAGCGTCAGGACCAGCGCGACGCCGGCCGCTACCTTCCAGGCCTTCATCGCCGCGTCCAGAGCATGTACAGGGCCCAAACGGTAAAGCCCTCGACTAGAAGCGCCAGCCCTATCAGGGTGATTATCGCGGTGGTCACTCGTCCCACCACTTCCGGATGTACAGGATGAACGCGACGTAGGCGCTGAGCACGCCCGTCGCGAGCCCCAAGATCAGCCCGACCATGAAACCCATCTCGTTCAGCTCTCCTTCGCTGCGGTCCGGCTAGCCCGCTTGCGCGGAGCCGGCTTCGCGTCTGGCGCGGGAGAAGCGGGCTTGGTGCCGTCCTCTTCCCACATGGTCCGAAGCATCTGCTGCCACTCCGGCGCCTCGATCGTGACTTCCACGCCACCCTTGATACCCGCCCGGTCTAGCAGCGAGTTGATGGCGCGGAGGCGGATGTCGTCCGGGATCAGCCCAGCCGCGTCCTCGATCAGCTTGATCAGGTGCCCTGCGGTCATGTCCGCCGCTTCCGTCAGCCGGCGCTGGGCGATCGCCTTCCCGCCGTCCGTGAGCCCGCCGTGGCTACCGCAGACGTTGCTTCCGCGCATCCGCCAAGCGCTGCAAGGCCTCGTGAGGATCGCTCCCTCCGAGTCGATGATCCGACGGCCTTCTCCGTCCCGGACGAAGGCGCGCCCGGTGCACCGCGACGGGTGATCCGGCATCTGCAGCGCGCTGCCCCAGTCCTCCGCCTTCCCGGTCCACTCCATCCGCACAAACAGCGGGACGTCCCGGTCGTCCTCGATGATCTTCAGCTCGCCCTTGGCCATCGCCGCGTCCACCCACAGCTGGTCGGACTTGGTGTTGGCGGTAGAGCCGTCTGTCGGCTGCTTCGGTCCGGTCGCGCCGTCCGAGCGCACAGTGGTCTTTGGGACGACCTTCTTCGGAGCGCGCCCAAGCGGCTTCGCGTCCCGAGCTTCCTTGGGGAGCTGGACGGGGATATCCACTTTCCTCTTCGCCGGTGGCATGTCTCTCCTCATTGTTCATCTGCCCGATCCCGGAGATCCTACTCTGGACACAAACGAGGCCCTGGAGAGCGGAATCCAGGGCCTCGCTTACGTTGACGCTAGGCTATCTCAGCTCGTTGGGGCTAGAGACCAGCCACTTCAGACCTGCGGCGGAACCAAAGCGCGACTAAGATCCCGCCACCCAGTAGTACCAGGATACTCCCCAGGCTCAGGAAGATGGGCAGCGAAGAGCCCGTCACGGGTAGGGAGTCGCTTGGGTTCGCGATCGGGATCACTTCAATGTCCGACGTGGTCGTGGTGACCGGAGGCGCGGCCGACGAGGTCGTGGTCGCGGGAGAACTCGTCGTGGTAGCCGGCGCGGTCGTCACCGGCGGGTTCGTAGTCGCCGGGGGAGGAGGCGGAGTGGTGGCCGCTGGCGGCGTGGTGGCCACGGGAGGCTGCGTCACCGGCGGGCAGACACACAGGACGTTGATGTCTCCAGCGGAGGCGTCCTGCCCGTCGTTGTTCGTGCTCGCGTCTATCCACTGCTCAGCACAGGTGTTGTAGGTCCAGCTGTACGGCATCCCGGGCTGGATGAAGATCGTTCCGCCGTAGACCGCAGCAACCCAGCCGCCGGTGGCGACGGTCTCGGCCGGGAGAGCCCCGACGTACCCGGTCCAGGCCACGCCGACCGCTGTAAAGGTCTGGTCCCAGCCGCCGTTGACGGTACCGACCCGGGGAGCGCCCATCGCGGTACCGAGGCGCGGAGAGAGCGCGCCGGCCTTCGTTACCAGCGACCCGTGGTCTTCCACGCTCGCCGTGTATCGGGTGTGCAGCAGATCGCCCTCGCCCTTGGTCTCTACGGCGCACAGGGTGGCGGTCCGGGTCATGGTGAGATCCGCCCAGTAGCCGTGGTGCCCGTTGTCTTGCTTGTGGACCGACGGCACCGCCGTCACCTTGCATTCCGGCGTGGCCGCCAGAGCGGGGACAGCGAATGCGCCGACGGTCAGCAACACCGCCACCCCGAGTAGTCCGAGAACCTTCTTCACGTGCATCCCTTTCACTTGAACCCGTGGTAGCCCGAGATCGGGCACCAAGGATCTATCTGAGACCGCTCCAGCAGGTCCGGAGCGACGATTGCGTCTCCGTAGAGCCCGGTCCCGATACGGGTACCTGGCTCCAGGAAGAGGTTGCCTGCGGACTGTCCGCCGCCTGGGCAACTGAAGCAGTTGTCCCGCGCGTGCCGCCCGTGCGCACAGCGGTCCAGCGCGCCGAGGAGGGGCGAGTATCCGTTGGACAGCACCGGCGGATCCTTCGGGTGCTCTGGGTTCCCGAGCACGTCCACGCCAAAGGTCCGGGCCCAGGTCACCCCGACGCGGCGGAGCTCGTCCAGCACCAGCCCCACCGTCGTCTCTACCTCCGCCCTATCCGCCCGGTCCGCGCGTTCCGGCCCAACACGCGCACGCTCGCTCTGCACGCGGAGAGCGTTCATCTTCTGCTGCACGTCCAGCAACAGGCGGTTGTATAGCTCGCCGCCGATCGCGTCGTGCAGCCGCATCCACTCAGGTGTCGTCATCAGGTCCTCGCGAGAGAAGGGAGCCCGGGTACCAATCCCAGGCACGCCAGGGTCAGGGCTAGCACAGCAATGGCTAGGAGAGCGATGCCCGTGACGGGGCTCTCCCACAGACGCCTCACAGCCGGCCCGCCCAAGCGCCGGGGCGACGGTGCCGGCCTACTGGAGAACCGCGCCGGCTCCACCACGACAGCGGCGAGACCCGCTCTGCGGTCAGCGCGTACCAGCCCCCAGCGAGATCGAACGGCTTCCGACGCGCTACGCCTACCCGACGAAGGCGCAGCACGACGCACGCGGCCCAGGCGAGAACCACGAGGACTGGCTGGGCCACATCCAGCCCAGGACGGTAGACCCCTCGGTCATTCGCAACCGTGTACGCGCTCACAGGGAGTCCCCCGAGCCTCCGCGCCGGCCGAGCCCACCGGTCCAGTGCAGCGGATTCCCCGCGAGCGGAGAGAGCGCCACCTTCGGGAGCCCGCCCAGCACGGCCCGCGTCCGGGCCCACGCCGGCTCTACCAACGGCTCAGACAGGGAGGTCCCCGCCGCCAGAGCCTGCGGAGCCCCCGGGTCGGACATCGGGCCCCGGTATCTCTCCAACCGCGTCGCCTCCATCGCGTGCACCACGCCCGGGTCGGAAGGGTCGTGCCACCGCCCCTGGCGCTCGGTCTCCACCAGGTACCCGCGCGACGGGACGGAAGCCCGGCCGAGCGCCACCTGCTGCGTCTCCAGGATCTGCGTCGTCTTCTCCAGGATCGTGGTCATCTGGTTCAGGTCCGCCTGCAGCGCGAGTACCCGCTTCACCAGCCAGCGCTCCGTCGGCGTCAGCAGAGCCAACGCCTCGTCGTCAACCGGCAGGGGTGGGATCTCCGATAGTGCCATTTTGAACTCTCCTCATCTCGTCCTGGACTCGCGTCAGGATCTCCTCCAAGGCCCTAGTGTCCTCGTACTTGGTCTTTGCCGCTAGACGGTCGCGGAGCCACTGCTGCATCCAACTCAGCGTGATCACCGCGCCGGCTTGCTGCCCCTCTTCCCACGCGCTCTGCCGCAGCGCGTCGACGTTCGGGTACTTCGCCTCGATCCCCGCGACGGTCTCCGCCACGAGCCGCTCGATGTCCGCCTTCACGTTCTCGATGTCCACCGGCATCTATCGCACCGCCACATCGCACGTCGGGCACTGACGGAACGGGTGGACCGCCGCGCGAGCCCCGGGCGGCGGCGTCCACTCCACAGCCACGCGCTGCTCCCCGCACAGGCCGCACTCCGCCTTGAACGCCTGTAGCACAGCAGCCGTTCGAGCCCGCCGGTCCGCCTGGTAAGCCTCAGTCTCCGAGTCCTCCACAAGCCTCTCCTTTTTCTCCAACGATCATTCTTTACAGTTTGTCATGCAAACATAAACCGAGGTAGAGCTCCAGCGACCCAGAGAGCTCACCTCCCAGTCGACCCGTCACGCGGCGGAACAACCACAGAGGAGAGATCCTGTCCAGCCACCATCGGATCCGTGGCGTAGATCTCCTTCAATTCCTCCCCCAGGTTGTACATGACCGCCGTACCACTGTCATTTCCGATGACCCGCGCACTCCGTCGCTCCGACGGCTCACCATCACCAAACATCCCCGGCCCACCAGAGAACTCACCATGTCCACGCGTGTCTCTCGCCATCCGACTCACACCTTCCTGTCCAATAGAGCAGAACCGCTTTCCCCCTCAAGGCTACGCCCGAGAGAACCTGTCCAACGCCTCTCAAGATCTTCCGTTACCGATCGTTTTCAATCGAGCCTCGCGTACCCGTACGTGCGCGTGTACGCGCGTAGCGCGCGTATAGGGGAAACACGCGACGTAACCCCTTCTCTCTCTCTCTCTATTTAAGTAAGAAATAATTGGTAACTTGGTTACAGGAGATCTCTCCAATGAGTTCTCCCAGGGCATATTGACGTTCCCCTTTTTCATCGCAATCGGTACCCGATTGGTTCTTTGGTTCGTACCTTTTATCCCGAACCAGCGAGCCCCGTAACCGATTCCCGTTACCGAAGCTCACGCGAACTTTCTCCAAGCCGGCTTCAGCGCGAGGCCAAAGCGAACCCGCACTGGTTCCTTCTCCCGAGCGCTACCGTCCTCAGCCCGCTGGACCCCCCGGTCGTATCCGCGACCAGACAAACCGCGCCCGAAAGCGTTGGTGGTGAGGATCGCGCGACCCGTTAGCCCGCTCTCTTCAGCCCACATCCGGTATGCATCGTACAGCCGGCGCGCCTCCTCTACCGCCTCCGCGCTGAAGTCGCAGGCCTCGTTCAGGAACATGTCCAGGTCGGACATCTCCGTCCGCGCCTCCCACAACAGCTCCAGCGCGTTGCTGCTCGGTTCCCTGAGCCCGTCCTCCGTGTAGATGTTCCAGCCCTCTACCGCCCAAGCGAGCACGGCCGGCGCTACCCGGGGGGAGGTTAGCCGCGCCTTCAGCGTCGCGTCGACCTCGTTCTCCTCCAGTGACACTAAGAACGGAGCTGTCTTGAGCCGGCGCCACAGCGCCTTGTCGGCCCCGGGGATCTGAGGATACGAGTTGGTGGCCAGCCACGGGGTGAAGGCCGGGATGCGCTCCACGAACACGTTGCTGTTCAGCCGGCGCGCCCGGAGCGGGTCCCCGCCGGTGAAGCGCTTGACCGCGTCGGCGTGCAGGCTCCAGGCGTCCGAGGCTTCTGAGGCCAGGATCAGCCGCCGAGGTAGCGCCTCCACTACGTCGTTCCTGGGCCCTTCGTCTTGCTTCTCCCGGAGCATGGACAGGTTGAACATAGTGGCGTACGGGCCGATCGCGGTCTTGAGCGCCTCCACGAACGTAGTCTTCCCCGAGGAGGTTGGGCCCTTGGCTATCACTAGGACGCGCTCCGGGTTAGCTCCGAAGAGGCTGTAGCCCGCCAGGGTCTGAATCCAGCGCCGGTCGGAGGCGTCTGGTAGCACCCGCTTGAGGAAGTTTTCCCACAGCTCACTGTGCGCCGACGCCGCGTACTCGTGCCCGGTAGAGAAGGTGGCGTAGTCAGCGTGTCGTAGCTTCCGGAACTCCGCTCCCCCGGCGTTGAGCTCTACCACGCCGTTGGAGCACACGAGCACCGTCGGATCGGCGTCGAACTCCTCGGCCGCCGCCTGCATCCCCTTCATCTTGGAGGTGATCTTGACCGCTGCCTCTATCTTGCCCAGGTTCCCGGAGGTCCGGACGAAGGAGAGGAAGGCGCCTTGCTGCTTGGGGTCCTCGATGAACGCAGCCTCCGCGTTCATCCCCCGCACCACCCCGATCATGGCGCGGGTGATAGCGGCGCCTTCCGGGTCCAGGTTCCACAGCGATGTAGCCGGGTCGTACACGGCCCAGGCCTTGTGGGCAGAGACGAAGCGAGCGTCGCTACCTACCTTCTGCGCCAGCCTCTGTGCGTTCCCAACGTCGTCCCGTACGTAGTCGAAGGCCGACGAACCTTGTCGGTCGCCCGTGGCAGTCTCCCCAGGCGCGGAGCCCTTCCCAGTACTGCCGCCCGATGAACCGGATCCGCCACTCCCGGCGCTGAACAGTTGACACATGTCCTCCCTATCGGGCTCTCCTTCGTCGGACGCCTTCCCTACCCCGCGCACTACGATCCGGGCCCACTCGCCCTTCGCCGCCCCCGGGTCGCGCCGTTCCTTCACCCCGGCCAGGAACACCTTCCGGAGTTTGTTGAGCGCGTCGTTGATACCGGCGTGCCCTCCGGCGCTGTCCCCGATCAGGGCCCAGGCGCCGTTCCGGGCCACCTCGTGCGCTCCGCCATCCTCTCCCGCTTGCCGCAGCTCGCGGGAGTACTTGGTCAGCGTCCCGGCCATCACCTCGCACATGAACTCCGGGGCTACCCGCGCGTTCAGCCAGTCCCGGGCCTCCTGGGCGGAGATGTCTCCGCCGCCGCGCTCTACCCACTCGGCTCCGCCGGTCAGTCCGTCCACCCAGGCCTTCGGGAGGAAGGGGAGCTCGTCCAGCGCAGGGATCTCGTCGGACACCCGCTCCCCGTCCGGGCGGATCCAGGCGTACGCCTTGCCAGTCTTGTCGTGGATAGACGGCGCGACTACCGCGTAACGGTGGTCCCACTTGAGCGTCTCCACCCCGGGGCCTACCTGTCCCGGCCACGCCAGGCCATCCGGTACAGGGAGATCCCGCTCCCGTCGTACCGAGAGGTGGACTTCCATGTGGGCGGAAGCGCACCCCAACGCTCTATCGCGCCGGCCATCGTCGCCGCGCCGGCCTTCCCGTCGTAGAGGTCCGCGTCGATCCCGATCACCGTGGGCGGGAGGCGAAGCCCGACGTTCCCTGGGACGTAGGAGAGGTTGCCGGCGTTCGCGCGGGCCGGCTTAACGCTCCGAGTCCAGGCAGCCACGAGCTTCGCATCAACCCACTTCCCGGCCGCTCCGGTGAAGTCGTCCGGCGGCGGAGACTTCTCCTTGAACGGGAGCGGGATCGGGCTCCACCCGGCGTTCAGGTAGTCCCGAGCGCTCTGGGCGTAGGGCATTGTACTCACGCGTTCTGCTCCGCTTCCCACGCCGTCACGACAGCGTCCAGCTGCATCGCGTACTGCTGCTCTACCCGCTCGCACTTCTCCACGACCGCCGCCCGGACGAACGCGGCGAGGCTCAGATCGGTGATGCCCGCACAGCCCTCCAGCATCAGCCGCTCCGCCGGGAAGAGGCGGACGGTTAGCTTGGGTCCGACCGGCGGCCGACCGACCGGCCGGCGCTTGACAGAGAACTCCTCGATGCTCATCAGTGCTGCACCCTCTTCGCTTCCGCGTTCGCCCAGATGACGTCCGTCTCAGTCTCGTACTCGATCTCCTGACGGTGACGCCATCCCCACTCCAGGAATAGATCCTCTGTCTCCGCTTGCGCCCGTTCTATCGCCGCGTCGACCCGGGGATCGGTGGGATCGGCGCTTGCGGCTGCTACAACTCTCGCCGTCCGAACTATTCGTAGCACTGGCACAGCTTCCCCTCTCGCCCCGCCGGGCGACGGACCTTAGCCCGCCGCCCGGTAACCTTACGCCGTCGTTTTTAGTAGCAGCCGCAAGCGCCGTTGCTGCTCGGGATCATGAAGCAGTGCGGGCATTTGTCCGCCGCGCTCCGCCCGCGCGGGAGAACCAGCGCCAGAGCCACGGTCTCCTCCTGCGCAATGGGGCTCTCCCACTCGGTCCCGGGGAGCGCGAACTCCGGTGGGATCTCCGGGCAGCAGAACGCAGCCAGGTCTCGCCCGCGCTCATCGGTCCAGATCCACTCGCCTTCCTTGTACTTCCGGTCGCACGACCCACAGTGTCCGGGCACCAGCGCGAACCGCTGACCGGCCTTGACCTC